CTGCTGGGGAACTCTTGCAGGTACTTCATCTGCGCCTGGGCCTTGGCCCACGTCTCGTCCCCCGCCGCGCTTTCGTCCACGTTCAGATCGCCGAAGACGCCCATCACCGTTTTGCCGGTTTCAGGGTCCACCGTGGGCTGCACGTTCAGGCCCCGGTAGTAGCCGCACTGGTCCTTGATGTCGCCTTCGCTGCGCTCTCGGGCCTCGGCGTCAGTCTGGTGGTTCAGGAAGGCGCGGGCCCCCTCGTACTTCTTGGCCGCGTCCTCGATGAACTGCCGGGTGTAGAAGCGCCGGTCCACCTTGTTGCCCGGGCCCTCGGTGATCAAGATGCACTTGATGACCCGCTTGCCGCTGCTGTCCAGGGCCGCTTCGCGCAGCGGCTGGAAGGTCCAGCCCTTCTTGGCCTCGCCGGCGCCGGGCCGGGTCAGCGCCGAGGTGGCCGCCGTCGCCGTTGCCTCGTGGCCCTTCCAGGCCGCCGCGTCCTTGGCGCTGCACTCGGCGGGCTTCGCCTCGCCCTTCACCTTGCCGCCCATCTGCTGGTAGACGTGGGCCACGACAGCGTAGGGCTGGTCGTAGTCGCTCCAGTTTTTTTTGACCGCCGACTTCGCCTTCTGCCAGGTCGAATCGTCGGCCACCCAGCTAATCGGCATCGAAGGCCCTGCGGCAAAAGAAAAGGGGCGTCTCGCACGGCAGGGGCCTCTTCGGCCTGTGTCGCGCAAAACGCCCCGTTTCAGGTGGGTGCATCCTCAAGTGAGGCAACCTTACATATATCCGCCCCGCCCGTCAACTTTTATTTTATTCCCTGGTCCGCACCTGGCCCAGTGTTCCACGTGGAACATTGGCTGGCTCCCGCACCTTAGCGGCCAGGGCGGCGTTGATTTCCACGCTCACCTTGCGCACCTGGCGGGCGTGGATGACAACCGTCACCTTGGCCGTATCCAGGCCGCGCACCGTGTTCAGAAGGTCCAGCTCCTCCTGGGTCAGCTTCACAGGCCTATCCTCTGCTGCTTCACCCGGCGCTTCTTGTCGTAGAGCCGGAAGCCCCAGGACTGGTTGCCGGTCACCTGATTCTTGAAGGTGCGCAGCTGGGTGAACTCCGCCGTGCCGACGCCCAGCTGGCCGTTGTCTATCATGTTGGACAGGGTGTAGCTCAGCGTGTCCACCAGGTCGATCAGGCAGGGGAAGCGGTCCTTCAGCTTGGGCAGCTCCCGGTAGCCCGTCTTCAGGAAGGCCTTTTCGGTGACGGGCGTGATCTCCAGCGGGTCGTATTCCAGGTCGAAGGCGATGTCGCCGGTGGGGGCCCAGAACACCACGCCCAGATTCAGCGCCCTGGTGGGTATCTGCTTCTCGTCGGCCCAGGACTGCACCTGGTGGCTCAGCTTGAACGCCAGGTCTATCAGCGCCGGCATGCGCTTCTCGATCTTCGACATGCCATCGTAGAACTTGGCCAGCTGGTGCTCGACCTCGGACTCCCCGCTGAAGTTCGGCAGGATGATGCCGCCGGCCGTCACCACCTCGTCCCCATCGGGGATGACCTGCACGTTGTCAGCCACGCACGAACCTCTTGAGCAAGCGGCCGAGGAGCCCGGCCTTGGGCAGCTCCTCCTTGTTGGCGTTCTCGGGCAGGCCAAGCTCGAACGTGCCGTAGAAGTCCGTCAGTTGGCGCAGCAGGTCCACCCCGTCCGCGTGGCCCAGGTCCAGCACCGTGCGCACCCCCACGCCGTCCACCACCACCACCAGGCGGCTCGATTCGTCCCTGTCGATGCTGATGCTCATTGTCCGTCCCCCAAGCCGCGCCGGTCCATCCAGGCGTCGAAAGTCTCCACGGGTGCCACCACCCAGTTGCCGTTCTCGTCGCGCATGCCGCGCTCGTCGTCAGCGAACTCCTCGGGCATATCCAGGCCCAGCAGGTCCCTCCAGGACTTCAGCCTGGGCACGCTGTCGCAGCGGCATTGGGGGTGCAGCGGCTTGTCGGTGCTGTTCCCCCACGGGTCGTCGCCAGGGTCGGCCTTCTCGATCTCGTCGTCGGTCAGCCCTTCGCGGCGGGCGCACCAATCGCACAGCTTGTCGTCGGGTGCCACCTCCCAAGCGTCATCCTCCACGATGTCGCTGTTCTGCTCGTAGGTGGTGTCGCGGGCCATGTTCTGCACGCGCATGATCTCGGTGCGGGCGATGACGCTGGCCCGGTAGGCGATGGCGTAAGCGTCCTTGGCCCGGCTGCCGGCGCCTATGACGCCCTGGATGCGGTCGGCGATGTCGGCCATGGACTCGCCAGCCACCAGCCCCTGCATCAGCTCGTCGCGCACGTCAGCCGCCATTTCGTCCGTTATCATGCCGATGCGTTGGCTGAACATGGCGCCCTTGTAGGGCGCGTTGGCCAGGATGCTGATGGCCGTCTCGGGCGGCGGGGCGTAGAGCACCGTCACGTTGTCGGGCGTGGCCTGGTCCAGGCCGTAGACGCTGCGCTGGTAGCTCTGCAGGTACTGGTCCACCGCGGCGGTGTCGATGGTCTGGTTCACCTTGGCGCCCAGCGCCTGGGCCGTGCTGTGGATGGACTGTAGCAGCTCCGACAGGCGCCCACTGGTCTGCAGCCCGTCCAGGGTCAGCTGGCCATCCGGCTCTGCGCGCCCAACGTTCTGGATGGCGTTGAGGATGTCGTTCTGCGCCTGCTTGTACGCGGCCAGCACCACATCCACGTTCGCGTCCTCGTTGGCGCGCAGGGCGTCGTTGGCCTCGTCGTAGACGGCCCGGATGGCCTCCGTCTGCGTGGTGCCATAGTTGGGCATTACTTGCCGTCACCCTGGCGCAGAGCCGCGCCACCGGCTTGGCTGCCCGGCGCTGGTGCGCCTGCCCCGCCGCCAGCGGGAGCCGCGCCCTTGGAGGCCAGTGCTGTGGTGGCGTCCGCCTGCCACTCGGGCCCCATGCCGCTATTCTTCTCGGCCTGGGCGGACTTCATTTCGTCGTCGTAGTCGTAGTTATTGATGGCCATTTCCTTGGCGTACATGGTAGCCGCGCGCTCGTGGGTGATGAAGCCGGCAATCTGCCCCTTCAGCACGTCCAGGATCTTGCCGGTGCGGTCCTCCTTGCTGATCTCGGGGAAGATGACTTCCATCCCCTTGTCCAGCGGCTCGGTCATCGTAGAGCCCGTCACCAGCGCGCCCAGCTCCCCCACGGCGCCCTTAAAGTCCCGTTGGCCCAGCTTGCGCTTCACGCCGCCCAGGGAGCCCTTGAGGACCTGCACGGCCGGCAGGGCGGCTCCGTCCGTGGACATGACGTAATCCCAGGCGGCCCGCACCATGTCCTCGACCTTCAGCTGCTTGTCCTCGATGGTGCGCGTGGCGGGCGCTTCCTTCACCAGGCTGTTGGCGCGGCTGCTGCCGGCGCCCGTCTCGCCGATCCACTCGGGGGCGATGCCCATGCCCACGGCGATGTCCTTGCGCAGCAGCTCCCCGGTGTCGTCCTTGCCGCCCGTGCTGGAGCTGGTGGGCTGCAGGTACTTGTAGACCACGGCCTTGTTGTGGACGCGGGCCGTGCCGGCGCGAGGCACGCGCATGGCGGCGTTGTCGTTGAGGATGGCCTGCACGTCAGCCGGGCCGCCGTCCACTTCGATGTCCAGACCATAGCTCTCTTCCAGCTGCGCCTTGACCACCTTGGCGTTCTTGAAGTCCTTGTAACGCTTCAGGTCGCTCAGCACGGGGAACAGGTCGCTGCGGCCGCGCTTCTCGCCTGGGGTGACGTTCTCCTTGATGTGCGTCACCTGGTCGGCGGGGATGTCGTTGATGATGTATTCGGTGGGGATGTCGCTGGACTTGTAAACCAGCTGCCACTGGGTCGGGTACTGCTGGTGGTAGTAGAGCACATCGTCGATGTTGGCCGGGTCGGTGACGACCTCCCACACCGTGCTGGTGTCCATGCTGGTCAGGCGCGCCAGGCCCTGGGCGTCCTTCCCCTTCTGGTCCATCGTCTCGCCGCCCCATATGAGCGTCGTCACATCGTCGCGCAGCTTGCGGTCCCAGCGGGTGCGCAGCACGAAGGCATCCCATATCTTCTGGCACTCCGGGCTCTTGGCCAGCACGTCGATGCCCTTGCCAATGGTGTAGTTGCGCAGGGTGGTGATGCAGGCCTTGGCCAGCGGGTGGTGGTTCTTCATCCAGAAGCACTTGGCCTGCATGTCCAGGAAGTCGTAGAGGTACAGGTTCTTACTGAAGGGCCCACCCAGCAGTGGGATGAACTCGTCGTTGGGCGGCCCGGCCAGCCCAGGCCCGCCGAAGCCGTCGCCGTCATAGGAAAAGCTGTCGTAGGCTTCCAGGATCTTCGCGGTGGCCCACTCGGTGGACTCGGCCAGGCGCTCGAAGGCCTTGCTGTCGCTGACGCCGCGGGCCTCCACCGTCCAGCCGTCCTTGATGCCGTGCACCGTGGACTCGCGGGTGCCAACCCGTAGGCGCCACTCCTGGCCGTTGTTGCTGCGCTCGGCCTCCACCATGCGTCCATTGACCACCCGGCCCACAATGGCAAAGCGGCCACGCACCTGGATCTTACCTTCGCGCAGGGCGGCGCGGGGGATCATCATGCGCTTGCGGAAGGCCTCCTGGGTCTGCTGGGATTCGCCCAGCTTCTCCATCCAGTCCGGCCACTGCTCGGGGTTGTAGTCGATGGGTGTGCCGGCGGCCTTGACCCACGGCTTGCTGGGGTCGGAGTCGGCGCGGCTGGTGCGGTCGGCTGGGTGCTGCAGGGTGGGCTTCTTAGGCATAACGCTCCTCGGTGGTTATTCGCTGTAGCCGCCCCGCCGCCTGGCGCCCGGGTTGAGCACGACCTTCTCCACGGCCAGCTCTTTGGTGTTGCTCATGCAGTCGTTGAAGGAGCCATGGAAGGCGTCGGCCATGTCGTCGTGGTCAGAGCCGCCAAAGGATTCCAGGCGCTGAAGGAACCGCTCGTTCCATGGGCCGCGCAGCAGCAGGATATTGCCACCACTCGCCTGCCCTGTCGCCGGCTTTTTGCTGCGCGCCTGGGCCAGGGCCGGCTTGCTGCGCTCCAGCTTGGAGCCCGTGGCGCGGATGCCCTCTGCGTCCCAGCCCTTCACCATCTTCGTCAGCGACGCCGACACGAACTTGCCCGAGCTGCCACCTTCCTCTTCCCATCGCACCTTCACCGTCCGGCCGTCAGCCACTGCCGTGGTGCGGAAGCTCGTCTCGCAGTCTTCGGGCTCCCAGCGCGCCTCGAAGGCGTCCAGCACGATGTAGGCGCCATTGTCCAGGCTGGCCGTCTTCACCGATGCCGTGAAGTCTGGATCCTTGCCGGCCTCTTCCTTGGTGGCGGCGAAGTCCCAGAAGCGGGCCGTGTGCACAGGACGCCCGGGCACCTTGTCCACGATGGTGAACATGCTGCGGTTGTAGTAACCGCCCAGCTTGCGCGCGAACCAGTTGCCATCCTTCAGGCGCCGCCGGTCGTGCTCGTCGAGCATGTCCAGGCTGGCGCCGTACTCGGTGCCCAGCTGGGGCGCCTGATCGCCTGGGATAAAAGTGAAGCTCCAGGCCTGCTTGAGCGGGTAGCGCGCCTTCAGCTCCCCGCTAGTGTCGGCGAAGATGAAGACGCCATTGTCCACCACCAGCCACCGGATACGGCCGCACTTCTTGGGGTCGGGGTCACCCAGCTCCGTCAGGTACCAGAGCACCAGCTCCAGCACCCAGCTGTCGGGGTCGGGGTTGCACGTCATGCGCACGCACGGCCGCAGGCCCTTGATGGTGGTGCGCAGGCGGCTGAAGAGGAAGAGAAACATCTTCTTGGTGAAGGTGGTCACCTCGTCCAGCTGCAGCTGGTCGAACTGCGCTCCCTGGAAGCCGACCAAGTCCT